ATTACGTGTTGCGTGAGGGGATGAAGAACATGACAATTTGCAAAATGAACAACTCCCTTGTGTTTCCAGACAGGCGGGCCTGTACAAGGTTTGAGTACAAAGACGAGCTTAAAGACAGGACGCTTGGCCTTTTTGAGGGATAACTTAGATAAACCTTGACAGTGCAAAGCATGACATTGCAGAAATAATGAGCTCGGAGAAGTTTTACGGGCTTAAATGGGAGGGCGTCAGCAACAGTGAAGGAGGTCTTTTTAAGGTAACTATGAACCTCGAAAGGGTTGATGAAGACAGGGCAATGGAGTTTATGAAGAGGCTAAAAGATGCGGTTAAAAGCGGGGAGGTGGAAAGCGTTACCATCGAGTCGTTCCCAGATTTGATAGGATACGGATTTATAAAATAAAACGGGAGGTGAGGATTACGTCAACATTAAAGGTGCGACTGGCGCGGCCTACAACCATGGTGTACATATACTTCGACAGACAGAGTCACAACGTGGCTGACATCCTAAAGTCTGGTAAGTTTTACGGGTGTGAATGGTGTGGGGTTGAAAACTGCGGGGGAGGGATTTACAGGGTAACGGTGAAGCTAAGCGGGATGAGCGAAAGGGATGAGGAGGCATTTATGCAAACACTAAAGAAAGCGTTTGAGAATAAAGAGATAAAGGACGCAACCATCCACGGCGTATCAGACTTTCTGGCGTTCATGAGGTAGATTTTGTGATATAATAGCATTGAATACAGCTAATGGAGACGGTCTCATGCCTCGAAGGCCCGGTGAAAGTTTTATAAAAAACAGACAGCAAAAAGCCAAAAAAGAGCAAGACAGGGCCTACAACAGGCAAAGAGGTTCGGTCTCAAGGTTGGGCTACGACAGGCGTTGGGAGAAGGTAAGAGCGGCAAAGCTGCTGGACAGTCCTTTGTGTGAGGTTTGCGAAGCAGAAGGACGACTTACACCAGCCGAAGAAGTGCACCACATCAGACCTATCAGCGATGGCGGCGACATTTATTTGAGCGATAATCTTATGTCGATATGCCATTCATGTCATATGAAAATACATGCAAAGGACAAAAAGAGCATTGATGCATAAATTCAAGGGGGAGGGGGATGAAAATTTACCAAACTCCCCCTCCGTGGAACGGCGGCGCAGTCGCGCGCGAGATTCCGCAGGTTACAATATGGGGGTATACCTATGGAATTGAGAGAAGTACAACTTGATGAACTAGAGCCTGATCCAGTAAATGCACGAAAACACAGCAACAGAAACATCGAGGAGATTGCTAGATCCCTTCGCGAATTTGGCCAACATGCCCCACTCGTTGTACAAAAAGGGACAAATAAAATAATTGTCGGCAACGGCAGATACGAGGCAATGCAGATGCTTGGATGGGACAAAGCCTACGTGGTTTATGTCGACGACGACAATATAACGGCGGTGAGGCGGGCCCTTGCCGATAACAGAACGGCAGAGCTTGCGGAATGGGACGACGAAACTCTAGTTGAGTTGCTTTCTAGTCTTGGGGATAACGCCGATGTGCCCGGATGGAACGAAAGAGAGCTTAATAGATTATTAAGCATAAATGCACTTGATAATGTGACGGAGGACGAGGTCCCAGACATACCAAGTGAAGCCACAACAAAGCTGGGGGACTTATGGATATTAGGTAAACATAGGTTGTTATGTGGGGATTGTACCAAAGAAGCGGATGTTCTAAGGCTGACAAACGGAATAAAAATAGACAGCATAGTGACTGATCCTCCATATGGCGTGGATTATGGCGAGAAAATGGAGTACTTAGGCCAAAAAAGAAAAGACATATTAAACGATAACATCTCAGATTACCGTTCGTTCTTTAGTAAATTCTTAAAACTTGCGCCAATGGCAGAATATAATACAGTATATGTATTTATCTCGGGGAAGGAATTATTGAATTTATTGCTTGCCTTCCAAGATAGCGGATTTTACAAAAGCACAGAGTTGGTGTGGGTAAAAAATGCCCCAATACTGGGGCGGCAAGATTATAACAATAGGCATGAGCTTATTGTTTATGGTTGGAAAGGTAAGCATAAGTTTTATGGGGCATGGGAAGGCACGGTCATTGACGAAACGGAAATTGACCTCACCAAGCTGAAAAAAACAGAATTGATTGAGTTAGCCCGCCAATTATTAGAAACAAGAAATAAAAATACGACGGTTATTTATGAGAACAAACCAACTAAAAGCGACTTACATCCTACAATGAAACCAGTTAAACTCCTAGCCAGATTAATACGAGACGGAAGTGATAAGAACGCTTTAATTTATGACCCATTTGGCGGATCAGGTTCTACTCTAATTGCATGCCAACAATTAAACAGGGCATGTTACATGATGGAGTTAGATCCCAAATATTGTGATGTCATAATAAAACGGTGGGAATTATTCACGGGGGATAAAGCAATTTTAGATGTAAAGGGTGATGGTAATGGCGAAGCCGGGGCCACCGAAGAAGCCTACGCCACTAAGAATACTTGAAGGAAATCCGTCAAAGAGACCACTCCCAAAGAACGAGCCAAAACCAGACGGCGAGATGCCAGAATGCCCAGAATGGTTATCGGACGAGGCAAAGAAGGAGTGGGACAGAGTGGCGCCAGAACTGAATAAAATTGGACTCCTTTCAAAGATAGACTCAACGGCGCTTGCTGGCTACTGTCAGAGCTACGCGAAATGGAAAGAGGCAGAAATGTGGATACAGGAGCACGGGAGCGTTTATCCCATACGGGGAAGCGACGGCAAGATAAAGTATTTGCAACAGGTGCCTCAGGTTGGGATAGCGAACCAGTGCTTAAAGCAGATTAGGGCGTTCTGCGCTGAATTCGGCATGACGCCTTCTGCAAGGGCAAGAATAGAACTACCGAGCGGCGCCGAGGACGAGGACGACGAGATTGTGGAGATTATGAGGGCGCAATGGGGGGACTAGTGTGTATTCCAAGGAAAAGGCCGATGCGGCTATAAAATTCATATCGGCATTAAAATTCACCAAGGGGGAGTGGGCAGGCAGGCCTTTTATACTCCAGCCTTGGCAGAAGAAGTTTATCCGAAAGCTCTTTGGGTATGTAAACAAGGACGGCACTAGACGATACAGAACGGCTTACTTAGAGATCCCAAGGAAGAACGGGAAGTCTGAGCTTGCCGCGGCCATTGCCCTTTATCTTTTATTTGCGGACGGGGAACCGGGGGCCGAGATTTATTCGGCGGCGGCAGACAGAGAGCAGGCCTCCCTTGTGTTTAATGCAGCGGCTACGATGGTGCGAAAGAGTAAATCGCTTTCTAAGATAAGCAGGATTATAGATTCGCAGAAGCGCATCGTGTTTTATAAGAAAAACAGCTTTTACAGGGCGATATCGTCGGAAGCTTACAGCAAGCACGGCTTTAACACTCATGCGGTGGTTTATGACGAATTACACGTTGCACCGAACCGTGACCTTTGGGACACGCTGCAAACATCAATGGGGGCAAGGCGCCAACCTTTGATGCTTGCCATAACGACTGCGGGCTATGACAGGAACAGCATATGCTGGGAAGTTCATGAATATGCAAGGCAGGTGCGGGACGGTGTAATAAAAGATCCGTCCTTTTTACCAGTCATTTATTCGGCGGATCCAGAGGATGACTGGACAGACGAAAAGGTATGGGCAAAGGCCAATCCCAACTTGGGCGTTACGATAAAATTAGACTTTTTAAGGCAGGAGTGCCAGCGGGCAAAAGAGATCCCTGCATACCAAAACACGTTCAGGAGACTTTACCTCAACCAATGGACACAGCAGGATACGAGATGGATCGACATGGAGGCGTGGAGAGAGTGCGGGGGAAAGGTGGACTACGAAGAGTTGGCCAATTTGAGGTGCTGGGCGGGCGTAGACCTTTCAACTACAACCGACATATCCTCATGTGCCTTGGTATTTGAGCCAGACAGCGACGGGGTGGTCCATGTGCTTTCATACAACTGGGTGCCGAGGGAAAACATAGCGGCAAGGGTAAGGCGCGACAGGGTACCTTACGACTTATGGGCACAGCAGGGCCACATAACGGCGACAGAGGGCAACGTCATAGATTACGACTACATAAGGATTGCCATAACGGATGAGATAAAGAGACGCTTTCCGCTCCTTCAGGTAGTAGGTTATGACCCGTGGAACGCAACAAAGTGGGCCATCGACCTTGAAAGCGAGGGTGTGCCTGTAATGGAGGTGCGCCAAGGGTTTAAGACAATGTCGCCTGCGTGCAAGGAGCTTGAAAGACTGATAATAGGCAGGAAGCTTCGGCACAACAACAATCCTGTCTTAACGTGGGCGATGGATAACCTAGTTGTTGCGCAAGACCCAGCGGGCAACATAAAGCCAGCAAAGGATAAATCTGCAGAGAGAATAGATCCAGCGGTGGCGGTTATCATTGCAATATCGACAATGCTCCAGTCGGAAGCTCCAGAAGAGAGCGCATACGAGAGCCGCGGAGTATTCGCGGTGTAAATGTGAAGGAGGCTTGAGATGGGCATATTACAAAAAATAAAACAGACTTTTACAAAGAGAGCATCGCCTTTCCCTGTTTCGCCACAATGGTTTGCGTCGTGGCTCGCAGGCGGGGGATCGGCAACGGGGCTTAGCCTTACTGAGGAGGACTTGCTTAGGGTATCGGCAGTCTACGCCTGCGTTAACTTGATAAGCAATACCGTGGCGTCGTTGCCTGTGCCGACATACGAACGCATAGAGCCTAGGGGCAGAAGGAGGGCGCGCGAACATTGGCTTTATGATATAATTCAATATGAACCTAACGAAGAGATGAGCAGTTTCGATTTTAGAAAAATGATGCAGGCACAGCTTGAGCTTTTTGGAAACTGCTATGCCTACATTGAGAGGAACGGGAGGATGGAGGTTACGAGCCTGTGGCCAATTCCAGCTCCCTTTGTGCGTCCCTTCAGAAACGAAGCTCAAGAACTCTTTTACGAAATAAGCCTACCAGAAAAATCCATCACAGTACTCCCACAAAGGGACATCTTTCATATAAGGGGTTTATCAAACGACGCAATAAGCGGGTATAGGCCACTAATGTTTGCGAGGGAGATAGCGGGCCTTGCGCTGGCGGCGGAGCAGTACGGGGCGTCGTTCTTTGCCAACGGTGCGGTTGCGTCAGGCATAGTTGAGATCCCCGGGAAACTGTCGGAGCAGGCAATGAAGAACTTTAAGGAGTCGTTCACGCAAAAATACGCTGGGCTTGGAAAGCACCATAAGGTTTTATTCCTTGAGTCTGGCATGAAGTGGCATCAGATAACCATACAGAACGACAACGCTCAGTTTATCGAGACTAGGAAGTATCAGGCAGAGGAGGTGGCGAGGTTTTTTGGAGTACCGCTCCACAAGATATCGTCGCTCGAGAAGCCAAGCTACGCCTCGATTGAACATATGGCCATAGAGTTTGTGCAGGATTGCCTTCGTCCAAGGCTTGTTAACTGGGAACAGCAGATAAGGCGGCAACTGCTTCGCGAAGCGGACAAGAAAAAGTATTACGTCGAATTTGTCATAGATGGTCTCCTCCGTGGGGACGTCGCGAGCAGGGCCCAGTATTACAGCAAAGGAAGAAACGACGGGTGGCTTAGCGCAAACGATATCAGGGAGCTTGAAAACATGAACCCGATCCCGCCAGAACAGGGCGGGGACGCCTACCTTATAAACGGCAACATGGTGCCGATAACTTCTGCGGCACCAGCACAGAAAGGAGGGAACGAAGAGGATGGGAAGGAATAACCTTGAGCGCAGATACGTAAACGCCAAGATTGAACTTCGAGGAACTGACGCCGAACCTGTGGTTTCAGGTTATGCCGCAAGGTTTAACGAATTGTCTGAGGAGCTTTGGGGGTTTAAGGAAAAGATAACCCAGGGAGCGTTCAGCGAGGCTATAAGGGGAGCGGACATAAGGGCGCTTTTTAATCATGACCCGTCTCAGATAGTGGCGAGGACGAAGAACAACACCTTAAAAGTATGGGAGGACGAATGCGGCCTCCGCTACGAATTTACGCCTAACATGAAGACCACGGCAGGGAGAGACTTAGTTGAGCACTTACGCAGAGGCGACATTGACCAGTCGAGCTTCGCTTTTTCGATGGAGGGCGGAGTTGAGGAGTGGGACGACAGCGGGGACATGCCAGTAAGGATCTTAAAAAAGATAGGCCGCCTTTATGACGTTAGCCCTGTAACTTATCCAGCGTATCCTTCAACCTCTGTAGGATTAAGGAGCGCAGAGGAGATATATAAAGCGTACATGAAGACCAAAGAGGAAAGGGGGGTATCGCCTCAGGACGTATCAAGGGAGAAAGCTCCAGAAGGCGAGGCATGGGAAGCTCCTACACTTTCAGACTTCACCTCAACGCCTTGGGATGAATTATCCGACGCAGAAAAACGCCGAATCGCAGGCCACTATGCATGGGCGGCCATGATGCCTCCAGAGACTTTTGGGGATTTGAAACTTCCTCATCACAGACCTAGTGATGGGGCAGTTGTGTGGCGGGGAGTGGCAAACGCGGCGGCAAGACTATCGCAAACAGACATACCAGACGCCGACATCCCGAAGGTACAGGCACACCTTGGCAGTCATTACAGACAGTTTGACCGCATACCGCCGTGGGAAGAGGAGTCGAAACGAAAAATTATGATAGCAAAAAGAAAATTAGAACTATACAGGATTAAGGAGGTATAAAAGATGGCAGATAAAATAAAGGAATTGTTAGAGAAGAGGGCGAATATTTGGGAGCAGGCTAAGGCGCTTGTGGACAGGGCAGAAGCAGAGAACAGGGACTTCACGGCAGAGGAACAGCAGCAATATGACAAAATGTTCGATGAGATGGACTCCCTTGCCAAGAGGGCCAAGAGGCTTGA